GCATTAGCCTGACCGCTCCACTCCACCCACGACATATTAATACCATTTTCCACCGACATACGCCATAAATCTTGCGGGGTCGCTGAAGCGAGAAGACCCGACGAGTTGTTCCAATTAAGAGAAATATTTTGAATTGCTAAAAATGCGTCAGCGTCGGTGTTTAATCGGTTATCCACTTGCTTACAAACTGAAATATAGATTTTATCGGGGATTTGGTTCAGTTGCAGAGAGGAAGAAGTGATTGTTGAGATAACACCAGTGGCTACCGAACCGACAGAAGAGACGAAGCGAGGAAGTTCATAATACGGAACCACATTGCGAGACGGGAGTAAGTCGCTAGGGTGCGGTGTAAGAAACTGAAACAGAAGGACAGGCAAGTCGGCTCCTATAAAAGTGACGGTAGGGGCAACTGTATAACGACCAGCGTAATTCGCGAAACGGATACAGGTGTTTAAACTTGACGACAAGTTATACACGGCGTTAAGGTTTTGGATACCATAGATACCCTGACCCTCATCACCCGCAAAAATAAACGGCGAAATCAACACAGGTTCAGTCACCAGAATAAATACATTCACCACAGCTGCAGCCCCACCATTCGCCACATAGTTCTGACCTGAGGTCGCAGTAATCGTCACAGGGAGGACACCACGAGGCGCCAAGTCGTTATCCATAGACATACGCTGGAACCCACCGAAAGGGTTATTTAAAGCCCCCTTAGGAATGGTGGTGTAGTCACCATAACTATCAAACATCGTCGGGGTCATACCGTTGTAGCGGTGGAGGTAGCGTTTATCGTGGATACGGCACAAAGTCGCTAAAATATCCCGAGTGTTCTGCGAGATGGTGTTGTTGTTAATCGTCCATTGTGTTGAATTAACTAGCTGGTGGAAGGGGAACGGTCCAAAACCATCAACCCCACCATAGTTAAACAACCACCCTGCACCAGGTGAGCCAACTGGATAATTACCTGCAGCTCCACCTACAGTATTCGGCGTCCCCGAAATAGTAAATTTTAAAGTCGTGCTAAGAAGCACTTGGCGGGAAACAATCGTCTCCTGCGAAGGCACTTGGATATTAAAGTTAATGTTAGAGGTGAAGGGTCCTGAACCGATAGCGGGATACTGTGCGCAAGTCATATTCGCCCCACCTTTAATTACTGCATAACGGACAGCGTCAGTCACCATCAAGCGGTCGTCCTTCACTAAAACCTTTTGGAAATCCTGAGACATCTTTATGCAATATCCAAAGATTTTATTTTTATAATTTATTTTTTATTAATTAATTAAATTAGGCTTAATTAATTAAATTGGCTACTCATCGTAAATATTAGCGATGAATTCGTCTAAACGACGCCCCTTTGCCCTTTTGAGGGTTTCGGTCTTAAAACTTTTTAAATCCCCGCCGTATTTCTTAAAGTGCGTGAGGAAGGCAGTTGCCCACCTTCCACAAGTCGCTACATCTTTATCTTTTTTATTTTGGTAGTCGTAATCGTTAAAATACACGGGCACTTTCGTTAGGCTAAACATCTTGGTTAAGACGGCAGGTTCTTGGTTGAGTTCCACATTTCGCTCGGCACTATTCCACGACAGGGGAACATCAGGCTTATTTCCATAACTATCAAAATAATAAACGGCGTCTTTGCCCCTTGCTAAAGAAACCCAGTGACCCGAGTTAAGCGTGCTTTCATAGAGGATATAACAAACCTCACCCACCTTTAGCCACTCTTCCACGCCTACACCTTTAGGCAGTTCGCTATACTTTAAAATCTTCGCACGGGGGAAATACTTTTGGAGGTCGCTGTCGCTCATAGCGTCATAAATAATATCGTCGTCGTCTTTCGCTGATTGACTAAACTTCCCGCCCCTAAATAGTTTAACCGCCCCGCCCTCTAAATCTTTCAGGTTTGCATAAAGAGCCCTTTGCTGTGCCTCTGCCTGTTTTTTGGTTATCCCTTTTGGCGAGAAGTTGTGTCTCGTTATTTTATTAATCACGCTAAAGCGTCCGCTCGGCAGTTTAATCACCTCATAAGGCATCTATACACACTAGTATAGGGTTATATTAAAATAGTTGCTGAGTGCCTAAACTATACCCCCCTAAATGTTCGGGAAGTTAGGGTAGGTAGGATAAGTAGCCTAGATTTTTAAAACTACCCCCTATGGTTAAAAAAATGAAAAAAAATGTGCCTAAGGGGGTTAAGGTTGTAAAATACCCCCCCTTGCCCCCCTTGCTCCCTCTGTGCAACTTAAAACACCCGTATTATATCTCTCTCTCCTAAAATTTAATTTAGAGAAAAAGAATTAATTATTAAAATTAAATTATCTTGGTATAGTATAATATGTCTTCTGCTCCCGACCATCTGTATTTGGATTTGTCTATTGTTAATAATAGCACTTCGGGTGACGCCACAATACCGCTAAATTTTAGAGAAACCCGAACCAATCCTATTCTAGATAACCCAGCGAATTATTTTATGACGGTCGCTCGCTTTGAGGTGGATACGCCAGGCTTCAGTCTGCCTATGTTTATTCCTAAATTGCGCCTAGACGGGCAGAATACTAGTCTTAACAGCACGGCTTACTCGGTCACCATAGCCACTCTCTCAGGCTCTCCAACACCGACCGCTATTGCCTCTATAAACCAGCAATATGTCGTATGGTCGCCACAGGATAAATCCGCTACGCTCCCGAACAATAAAACCGTTTCCTCTATCTCTACTATCCTCACCACGCAAGATATCACCACAGGGTATTACAACTGTTTCACGGCGAAGTGGTGGTTAAACTGTGTTAATGCAGCGTTGGCGAGTGCTTGGACGATAACCACCACCGCTCCGCCTCAGTTAGTCATAGACCCGCTCACGAACCTTATTACGCTCTTGTGCCCTTACCTTGCCTCGCCACTCGTCAATTTAGCGATAGGGGAAGATGTAGCCTGTGTAAGTAGTTATCTTGGAACGACCCTTGTCCCTCCTGCTTCCAACCTTCCAAACATCACGCACGCTATTTTTTTTAACGAACCGCTCTATAATTTATTCTCAGCATTTAACGCTATCTATTATGGTAAGTCTATTCCTCAGGCAACGCTCGCTGGAGGGGTTATTGCGCAGGTTGCAGGTATTCCCGAAGGCTACAGAATATTCAGCAACTATATCCAGCCCGTCAATTATAATTTTATGAACGAGTTAATTATAACCCCGCCAGCGCCTGCAACCCCCGTCACTCCAGCCTTAAACTACATCACCTTAACAAGCGACTACTCGCCTGTGCCTATGTGGAACCCTATCCAGTCTATCGTCTTCTCTACAAGTATGATACCTATCCACTACAGTATGTCTAATCCCCCGCAGGTTTATGGTAGTTCCCCTTTTGATACTACCTTCTCAGGCGGAGGCGGAAACAATAGCGACATCTCCACGATGGTAAGCGATATCCAAATCCCGCTGACGAGCGGAAACGAATACAAACCGACCATCACTTACACGCCGTCGGGCGAATACCGCCTCATAGACTTATTAGGCAACGCTCCAATAAACGAGATGGGGTTTGCTATCTCCTATAAGACGAAGTTCGGGCAAATCATTCCCTTCGCACTCGCTCCTCAGTGTGGTGCAAATCTTAAAATATTATTTAGACGCAAGAGGTTTAATTTAGGAAATGTAACCCCCTACGATACAAATTAAAACTAGAAATTAATTATAGTAATAAAATTAAATTATATTACTATAGTATAATATGTCTTCGGCTAGCGACCACTTATATCTAGATTTATCTATTGTTAATAATAGCACTTCGGGTGATGCTACAATACCGTTAAATTTTAGAGAATACCGAAACACGCCTATCCTAGATAATCCAGCAAATTATTTTATGTCGGTTGCTCGTTTTGAGGTGGATACGCCAGGCTTCAGTCTGCCGATGTTTATTCCTAAACTCCGTATGGACGGTTCAACACCCGAAGACCTTAATAGCACGGTATATTCGGTGGCTATGGCGCCAATAGTAGGTGGCGAGCTAGTTGGCTTAAAGCAAAAATATGTAGAATGGTCGCCACAAGATAAGACGGCTGCACTACCGAATAATCAACAGGGGACTATTCAACCACCGACGCCAGCGCCAGGCACCCCTGTGCCCTTCAGCCAATCTTTCACTACTGCAGGTTCATACACATTCACGCCTCCCGCAGGAGTAACGACCTTTACTATCGCAACAGCAGGAGGAGCAGGAGGAGCTTACCCGATAAATAACGGCGGTCTAGCAAGGGGCGGGCACGGAGGTAATGTGACCTACACAGTAACAAATGTAACGACCCCTTTGACGGTGGTTGTTGGTGGAGGGGGGATATCGGGAGACCCTACTCTACCGAATTACGGACAAGGAGGAAGCAACGGCGGAGGCAATGGAGGGTTAGGAGTGAGTGCGGTTGGAGCAGGGGGCGGAGGCTACACAACTGTAGATGGAAATGCTGGGTTGGATAGTTTTTTTATAGTTGCAGCAGGCGGAGGAGGAGCCCAGTTTAATTGTGTAGGTGGTGATGGGTGTGCTGGGGCAAATGGAGCAGGAGGGCAAGGTCAGGTCCCACCAACCTACCCTTTGCCTTTTAATTCAGCAATCAATTTCGTAGCAGGTTCAGTTGCAGCTAATGGAACAGGGGGGGTTCTCACTTTTCAAGATGAGAATGGAAATCCATTTACCCCTCCACCTACTCCTCCCTTCACTCAAGGAGCAAATGGAATAAGTCCAGGTGGGAATGCTCCTAATAGTGGTAATTTTACGCCTACGAATAGTAAAGTTGGAAGTGGTGGTGGTGGTGGAGGGTGGGGTAGTGGAGCGCCAGGTGGGTCAGGGTATCCCTCGTATCTTCCTGTAGCACCAGCTACCTATAACGCAAACTCAAGCGGAGGAAATGCGGGTGGGTCAGGCGTTATTATTAACGGCGTCGGGACGACGGTTGGCGTTGCTTTTGCGACGGGGTCTAATGGAAATACAGGAAATCAAGGTGGCGGTGGTAGTGTTCTTATTTCGTGGGAGGTAATCCCGCCAACGCCACCAGTCCCAGCTCCAGTCCCTTACATAGCCAGCCAAGATACTTCCACAGGGTATTACAACTGCTACTCGCCGAAGTGGTGGTTAAACTGCGTTAATGCAGCGTTGAGTGAGTGTTATGCGGAACTCACCCCAGCAGTCGCAGGCGGGTTTGCCCCGCAGTTTGTTATAGACCCTGATACTAATCTAATAAGTCTATTGTGCCCCTATATTCAAGGACTTCTTAATTTCGCGATAGGGGAAGATGTCGCCTCACAAAGCAGTTATCTAGGCGGAGCGACGAGCAGGACAGGAGCGAATATCACTCACGCACTCTTCTTTAACGAACCTTTGTTTAACCTCTTCTCGTCCCTTAACACGATTAGGTATGGCGATAACTACCCTATACTCTTAGACGCTACTAGTCAAGCGACCGTTGCACTCATACCTGAAGGGTATAAAATATTCTGTAACTATATTCAGCCAATCAATTACGATTTCACGAACTTACAGACGCCCGCTCCCTTGAGTGGTTCT